CCCCCCGTAATAGGAGATGGGGGGTGGCTTTAGGTTCTAAGCCCCACCCCGCAGATACATAAATATTTACAAAATTAGGTCACTTTAGTCTACCTTAACCCACCCCGCAGATACATAAGTTTTTCCAAATCTAGACCACTTTAGTCCGCCTTGACAATAGAAACCAACTTGCGAAATTGCCAAATTTTACCCGGAAAAAAATCTGGCAAATTTAGGTGACTTTAGCCAAACTTAAATACAAATAATATCTATATCTCTGTATGGTTTTATATCCCCCTTATATCCCCCTTATAATAGGGATACAAAGCACGGCACTGACTCAGGCTTCCTTGCCAGAAATCAAGCCAAAAAAAACCGACCCAGCTGTCAAAACTGGATCGGTGAGTTTGTCTGAGTGGAGTGCTCAACGTGTACAAGATTATAGTACGCCACCACCCTTTTCTTGGCAAGGATTATTGACCGGCAAGCCACAGAAACAAGGCGAACCAAATTGCCGCGATAGAGATCATTACCGTGGCCATCATATCGCTCATTGAACCTCAACCACCACAAGAATAACGACGATGACAGAGGCTACCGCAAGGATAAAATCAACCATAATCACTCTCGCTACCTAGATCAGGAACAAAAAACTTAACAGGATAACCATTGGCAAGAAATTATTGTGTGCTATCGCTTCTGAGATACTGACGACTGTCAGGATGGTTAGCCATGCCAAAATCATCCATTCCCTCAGTTTCTCCCGCATTGTTTATCTCCGTTTTTTTAATTTTATCTGCGCTTAGCTCTGCACCGTGACGCCGCCTGTGCGGCTCATCCCGGTCTTCCATAGCATCAAATGGCCCATCCGGTAGCGGCATGTAGCAGACTGGCCAGTGTACCTGATGGTACTCGTCCCTCCAGACGCCATACTCATCCCGACGAACCACGGCAAAATAAACGACGACCTTGCCATCAATCCGTTCCCGCTCGCAGATTGCAAGGACCGGAATTTGCTTCAAGGCCGTATTTATTTTGCGCCAGCTCATCGCCCCACCACTCAGTTCATAAAAGAAAGGGTGTACTTATTTTTTGAAATTTCAACTTTTTTCGGCTCCTTCACGCCCGCGACCCTGAGGTCGTTAATTAGCAACTCCATCATCTCAATCAGGCAATGGCGCATCTCTGCTCCATCCGGGTGCATAACCGCTTCGTTAATGCCAAGCTCAAGCGCGGTTTCATCAATCAAACAAATTGAGACAACACACAGGAAATTATCTTCTGATTCATTGCTCATGCTTATGGTCCCTGTGTTGAGTAAACCGTTCCGGCGCAAATGGCTTTTTTTTCACGGTTCCATTTTCTTAAGCGGGCGGCTTGCTTTCGCTGAGCCGCGTGTAGGTAGCCACCGATCTCCGCTGCCAGCTTCCTGCGTCCGGCAACCTCGGGATGGTCATATCGAGCCCATTGTTCGGCGCGTGTAAGGCCGTCCCTACAAACGCTGCCGTAATTAAAACTCGCCACACACATGGAACGGCATCCTTTCAAGACGACGCTGCTCGTCGTACCATTCCTCAGCATTGATGTTGAGGTCCGGGCGCAGACTTTGACGCCATTCAACCAGATTTGCATACCCAACGACGTTTGTAATTCCGTTCTGATCAACTTCCACCTTCCTGTCAAAAAGCTTCATGTGGTCAATGACCGGCGTCAATTGCTGAAAATTACCGCGCTTGATCGGCTCTACCGGAAAATTGTAAACCCAGTCCGTAATTTCCTTAAAATTATCAACATGCGGGCTTCCGCCAAACTGAATGACGGACATCGGCTCCCAGATCGGATGCTCGATGACTTCCAGATTGTGGCCAATGCCCCAAACCGTTGCGTATCTTTTTGGCAAGGAATGGACCTTCATAAGCTTGTCAGCCACGATGACCGCAGGAGCCGCTATCAGTCCTGACAAAATAAAACGACGTGTAATCATCTCACATTCTCCGTGTTGGCTGGGAGACTAGGGTTCGAACCTAGATTACCGGGACCAAAGCCCGGCGTCTTGCCAGTTAGACGATCCCCCAAAATTGGCGGAAGGGGTGGGATTTGAACCCACGGCAGGCTTTCACCCACGGCAGTTTTCAAGACTGCTGCCTTAAACCACTCGGCCACCCTTCCAGCTGTAATCTATCAACGTCCAACCACACGCCAAACTACAACACACCAAACTACAAAACAAAACGAAAACAAGCCAATGAACGCCCCAAGCAAGTTTGAAAAATTGGGTCCAATCTCAATCATTAGTCAAACTCCAAATAGTCGGATGCGACGGCGCTCGTCCTCGACAAGCTTAAGGTACATGCGAATCACGTCCATCAAGTCATTCACCTCATTCCTCCCATATATGGAGCGGGCAATCGGGATCGAACCGACGACATTCAGTTTGGAAGACTGACGCTCTACCCCTGAGCTATACCCGCGTTAACACAACCTAACATATATGCTTCGTTTGTAAATGGTCGGGACGGCAGGATTTGAACCTGCGACCTACTGGCTCCAAACCAGCCACGCTAACCAGACTGCGCTACGCCCCGATAATTTTTTCTATATGCCGCTTGACCGCTACCGTGTCAATGTCTATGTTGGCTTAACAAGGAGGTGGATATGCCCGTAACAATATATAAAGAGATCACGGAAATCATATTGCCCGCTAGAATGATGTACGCAATAGCGATTGGCAATGTGTTTGTCGTTGAGGATGAGGTGAACGGACGGGAGGAACTAGGGAAACTGAGGAGACTTTTGAAGTATGCGTGTTTGCAGCCTTTGGAGTCGCTTCCTTATAAGCTTCAAGAGGTAGCGGCCAAGAGTATTGATCGTTTGCATAACTCGGTCATGGCTGAGTACGACAACCACCGTGCCGATAAGGTTGCCGCCTCCATCTATTACTTTTTGAAGGAGATAACGGATAGCGGATATCTGGAGCTATGGGAAGGCTCCCCGGTTGCGGAAGCCGCCGAAATGTATCTGCCAATGATCGAGCATGTCTTTGGCGAGGAAAAAATAGATCAGAGTGCTCAGAAGCAATCTCGTAGGATTTTGGCTCACTTACAAAAACGAGGATACTATGTCTAATATTGAATCAGTGTTCCCGGATGAAATCCACGAGGATGATGAGATTTTTATTTCTTGTCGGGTTCGCAATCTTTTTTATTCTACCACGCATGCTGAACGATATGCTGCGATCCACATAGGCCCTAATGTTATTCATTTTCTTTTGGGCGACCTTTATGGCAAGGTTTACAAAGCCCCCAAAAAAATTGCCGTGGGGGAACCCGTGTGGCTTATGGGGTCCGAGGGGCTTTGGACGGTTATGTGTATTGATGGAGATAATGCTTGGGTAAAGAACGGCCAAAGCCGCCGAAGTGTGCTTGTGTCTTCTCTTTCCCTTGCCAATAAGGCACCGCGTAATTTTGATTAATAGGAGCTAGATGAAAATGAATGAGATCACCACCACACTCAATCGCATCCGTGCGCATCAGCCGTGCCAAGAGGGATGGGAGAAGCTGCTCGCGGGCCTTGGCAAAACAAAAGCCGATGACGAGCCGCTGCCCTTCGCTCGGATTGTCGAGATCAATGGGTTGGACGATGCGCTTTGGTGCTGTCGTGCCGAGCCGGATCGCGCCAAAGAGTGGCGGCTCTTCGCGGTCTGGTGCGCCCGTCAGGTGCAGCATTTGATGACCGATCCGCGCTCGATCACCGCGCTGGACGTAGCCGAGCGCTATGCACATGGACAGGCGACGGACGAGGAATTGGCCGCCGCTGGGGCCGATGCTAGGTACGCTGCCGAGACCGCCGCTTGGGCCGCTGAGACCGCCGTTGGGGCCGCTGAGACCGCCGCTGGGGCCGCTGCTTGGGCCGCTGCTTGGGCCGCTGCTCTGGACGCTCAAAAAGCCGAATTTCTCCGGATTGTTGGAGGCACCCATGAGTGAGACGGATAAAGCACGCGAGGCACTGAGCGCCGTCAGCAATCTCAGCCACCGTATCCCCGGCTCGGATGATTACCGTGTGCCAAAGTCCGCGATGGTCGCGGTAGACGCGGCGCTGGCGATGGCGCCGGCCACCGACGCAACCAAGCTCGCGCGCGAGGCGCTGGCGCCTTTCGCATCGCCGAAACTCACGACCGACGAAGACGGTGACGCATTGGAAATGCGAGGGCGCGATGGCCGGTTCTGCCTTCCCGACAGCCATGGCTTCCAGTTGACATGGGCCGATGAGGACGACGGCGACACCGTGCATATCACCGCCGGGCAAATCCGGCGCGCGCGTGCCGCGTATGCCGACCTCTCCACCGCGCCCGCAGAGAGCGTCCACCTGACGAAGCAGGAACAGCAACTCATGGGCAACGTTCTGCGTGCAAGCGTGAAACCCATCCGGCAGATCACGCCCGCAGAGAACAGGGAGAAGCGGACGGATGGATGGGGAACACTCCCATTTCCAGCCGACACCAAAGCTCTGCAAAGACTGTGCGCCTGCTGGCACTGCATTGGTGAGCGCCGCGAGTGGCTGAAATGGTTTGTCGTCTGCCCAAAATGCGGCCACAAGCGGTGTCCCAAGGCGATCGATCATCGCTACCGATGCACGGGAAGCAATGCACTCAATCAGATTGGTGAGATCACTGTCGCAGAGGAGACGAGCAATGACTGAGAGCAAAGAGATTGAGGCGCTCCGCCGCCAGCGCCTCGATACCATCGAGGACATACTGGACGAGATCGCGGCCGAACGCGACTTCCACCGCAAGCACATGCACGAGCAAGGCGAAATCTGCCGCAGGTATTTGGAGCGTGGCGAGATTCGCGATGCCGCCGAAGCTTGCGGCAACGCGAACGCCCACCAGATTGCCGCCGCATCTTATACGCGGCTCCTCACCTCATTGCAGGAGAAGCACAAGTGAAAGACGCGAGCGAATACCGTGAGGTGATTGTGTCTGCAATCGAGTCCATCGACGCGGACGATATTATCGGCGCGCACGAGAAGCTCGTGGCAGCGCGCGACGATGATTGTGCAGCGTGTAGGGCGATGGGTGAGGACTGCGGCGAGCATGTGCCGTCGTGGGAAGAGATCGTGGCCCGCTTGCAGGCAGAGAACGAGCGGTTGCGGGCGGGGCTGCGGATGGTCGTGAACTGCAACGTGGCTGAGCCGTGGAGACTGACTGCGAGGCTCATGCAGGACATCGCCCGCGCCGCCCTCTCCACCTCCCCCACGCCCGCAGAGATCGGGGAGACGCGGGCGGATGGGGAGCCTGTCGAGATCGGGTACGTGAACTGGCGTGGCGAGTATTCGAGGCGACATATCCTGCCCACGGGTATTTTTTGGGGCTCGACCGAATGGCACCCGAAACCGCAATGGCTGATCGAGGCCATGGATGTCGAGAAAGGCGTGTTGCGCACGTTTGCGCTCGCTGACATTGGTACCAAGCCGCCCACCGAGGAGCCGCGCAATGGCTGAGATCAACGATACCAAGCTGATTGCACTGCTGCGCGAGTTGGCTGGGCCGCGATACCCGGATGACATATGCGGGAAAACGCTAATGGCCCTAGCCGCCGATGCCCTCGCCCGCTTGCAGGCCGAGAACGAGCGCAAGGACGCGGCGCTGCGGGAGATCGTGGACTGCAACATGGCCGAGCCGTGGAGACTGACCGCGAGGCTCATGCAAGACATCGCCCGCGCCGCCCTCATCCCCTCCCCTTCGGCTGATAAGGAGACAGCATGACGAAGAAGGCTTTCGATAAAATCGCGGCCGGACTTCATGACGCACTGGCACTTGCCGAAGGCGGTGCGGTCTATGCCTTGGCCGAAGCGTGGGCATCCATCGATGGCAAGGTGGACGATTTCCGCCGAGAGCGCGGCCTTGATCCAGTCAATTCGCTTATGACCGACCCAAACTTCACGGGCCATTACGTCGGCTACATGGAGGAAGCCGAGGAAATGATCCGGCGCCTCCAACGCCGAGGCTTTACCGTCGTTCCGCTCACCCCGGAGAAGACCAATGCCTGAGACGATGCGCGAGAGGATCGCGCGGCTGTGGCGCAAACTGAAAGGGCCGCCAGTGTGCGGATGCGGGCTCGTGTCGAGTGAAGCCGTGTCGGTGCAATGCAAGTGCGCGTTTGCTCGCGCCGCCGCGAAGGAGGGGAAGTGATGATTGATGCTAGTAAAACTGATGATGAATGGCTCGCTTACGCGAAAGAAGTTCTTGATTATAACCCCGCTACTGGCGTGCTAATTTGGAAAGTGAGACGCGGGCGTCAACAAGCGGGAACGGTTGCTGGGAGCAAGTCGGTTGGCCCATATAGCTACGTAAGAATTGATGGTAAAACTAAATTAGTACATCGTGTAGCTTTTGCTTGGGTTCACGGACGCTGGCCTCAATCTCAAATTGATCACATAAATGGAAACAAACGCGATAACAGAATTTGCAATCTTAGAGAGGCAACACCTCAGCAAAATATGGCAAATTCTAAATTGCGCTCTGACAATACAAGCGGTTTTCGAGGAGTTAGGCCCGCAAAGACAGCGGGTAAATGGTGGTCCAGTATTTATGTGAATGGAAAGTGTCGTTACATCGGCACTTTTGATACGCCAGAAGCGGCATATAAGGCATACGCAGATGTCGCAGCTATTGAGTTTGGTGAATTTGCGAGGGTATCATGAGCAATAACGTAAAGATCAGCATGGATCGCGTTTACCGTACGCGTGATGGTCAAGAAGTCCGTATTTATGCGGTGGACGGAGGCGGTAAGTACCCGATCCACGGCGCAATAAAGGTTGATGAAGAAAATTTTTGGGCGATGGGTTCTTGGAAAAAAACAGGGAAGTATGCGGTTGAATTTGAAACCAAAGAAGACCTTATCGAAGTAAAGCCGCGCCATAAGCGGACAGTGTGGATAAATTTATATCCCAATGGGAAATCCTCAGCGTGGGAAGACAAGCGCGATGCTGATATCTTGAGAGGTTCAGGCGCTATAGCTTGCATCAAGGTTGAGCTAGACTTTGAAGAAGGAGAAGGTCTATGAGCATTAAGCCCAAAAAACTTCGCGGTTTTGCCGCCATGTCTCTTGAGGAGCGTACTGAAATTTCAAAAAAAGGAGGAGCTTCGGTCCCAGCGAGCAAGCGATCTTTCTCCTTAAATAGGGATTTGGCAAAAATCGCAGGAAGCAAAGGCGGGAAAGCAGTGAGTCCAGAAAAGCGAACTTTTTCAACTAATACCGATTTGGCAAAATGGGCCGGTCGAAAAGGTGGGCTTTTTCGTAATTCGTAGGAGATATAATATGTTAAATATGGAAGCTAAGCTAATTGACCACATGGGCGATGATTTGTCCGTCGTTCGTGCCGCCCGTGTGAGTTTTGCAAAAGACTCGCATAAAAATAGATTTGGTTTTGAAGAAGGCGCCGCATCCGATGCTGACAGCAGACTGATACGATATCTCGCCAAGCATAATCATTGGACGCCGTTTGCACACACTGCGATCACGTTTCGCGTCTCCGCCCCGGTTCCGATCCGGACCCAGTGCTTCAAGCACAAAGTTGGATTTGTAGAGAACGAAGAAAGTCGCCGGTACATTAGTTCAACACCTGAGCTTTTTATACCCGATGAATTTCGTATGGCTCCTATCAATGGCGCCAAACAAGGATCGTTTGGCATCCATCCAAAGACCGTTGAGTGGCGACGAGAGTACTCGCTTTGCTGTCGATCAATGATCGAGATGTACGAGGAGATGATTACCGATGGGGTTGCGCCCGAACAGGCCCGTCTTGTTCTTCCGCAGGGCGTTATCGTCAACTGGTACTGGACAGGTTCTCTCGCAGCCTACGTGCGGTTTTATCGGGAACGTACCGATCCGCACGCCCAGAAAGAAATTCGTGATCTTGCGGAGATCATTGGCGCAAAGATTGCGGAACTATTTCCGGTGTCATGGGCAGCATTGACGGAAAAAACCTGATGCATGGTATCATTTTGTTTGTCTGCGTCATCGCGTTTATAATTATAATGAGTGAATGAGAGGGAATTGTAATGTTTTGGTTGGTAAATAAAATTGAAGCAATGAGCTATAAACAAAGTGTCGCGTTTCTTAGCGACGGCCAGATTATCAAAATAACAAATTGGTTTAATAACGGAGAAGAATCTGACCCGACGGAAGCAACGCACTGTGCTTGTGGGCCATGCAAAGACGGTTTTTGGTATGTGTTAGATTTGACTAAAACGCAGACAGTGGAGGCAAATTAAATGAGCATTGTTCCCGCGCAAAATATTAATCAAGACTGGGTTTATCCATTTTTTCCGCGCACTAAGCGAGACGGCATGACTTACGGCCTTAGCGCGGCTGGCTACGACATCCGGATTGCTCAGGATATCTGGCTTTGGCCCGGAATCACTAAGTTGGCGTCTTCTGTAGAGCGGTTTCAAATCCCAAATGATATCTTGGCAAGGGTTTGTGACAAATCTTCGTGGGCAAGAAAGGGTGTTTTTGTCCAAAATACTGTAATTGAACCCGGATGGTGTGGTTATTTGACACTAGAGCTGACAAGACATATGCCTTGGCCAATTAAAATTAAAAAAGGATCACCAATTGCTCAAATTATTTTTGAGCGGTTGGAAGAAAAGACTATTTTCCCATATACTGGCAAATACCAAGACCAGAAACGCGGACCGCAGCCCGCAATTTTAGAGGATTAATATGGCTACCCTTGTTCTGGACGGCAAACAAATTGATGTTGCCAAGCAGCTTCAGGACTTGGATAGGGCGGACTGCGAAGACAACCTTTATACATTCCTAAAACAAGCGTGGCGGCAAATAGATGCCGCCCCGTTCACTCCGGGATGGCCCATTGAGGCTGTCTCGGAGCATCTTCAAGCTGTTGCGGACGGCGATATTAGGCGCCTCATCATCAATATTCCGCCCCGCTGCGCTAAATCATCCCTTACATCGGTTGCCTTTCCGGCATGGGTATGGGCTCAACCGTGGTCTAGCCCAACCAGCGGCCCCGGCGTCCAATTTCTTCATGCTTCTTACGCACAACAATTGTCGCTACGCGATAGCGTCAAGTGCCGCCGATTGATTGAGAGTCCATGGTATCAATCCATGTGGGGTGATAGATTCTCCCTGACGGGCGATCAAAATACAAAAAGCCGATTTGATAATGACAAAAACGGATCACGTCTTTCAACGTCAGTTGGGTCCGCCCTGACGGGTGAAGGCGGGTCCATTATTGTCGTTGATGACCCCAATGCCGCCCAAGAAGCGTTCAGTGAGGCAACCATTCAATCAACTATTGAATGGTGGGACTCTGCCCTTTCGACACGTCTAAATGATCCAAAGACTGGCGCATTTATCGTCATTCAGCAGCGCCTTTCGGAGGAGGACTTGACGGGCCATATCCTCTCAAAGGACATTGGTAACTGGACGCATCTTTGCCTTCCAATGGAGTATGAGTGGCGCCGTCACTCATATACGCAAATTGGATGGAATGACCCCCGTGGCCTCTCCAGCAATGGAGAGCCCCTTGTTGTTGTTGATGAAAATGGGGATAGAAAGCCAATAAGCGTCGAGGCGGAGGCGGTCCTTGAGCAGAGAGAGGGGGCGCTTCTTTGGCCGGATCGTTTTGGCAAGACAGAAGTTGCCATTTTGGAGCGACAGCTTGGCCCGTGGGCTGCTGCGGGCCAGTTGCAGCAGAGGCCCGAGCCAAAGGGTGGCGGCATCATCAAGCGAGATTGGTGGCAACCTTGGGAGAACGATCTTTACCCCAACATGGACTATATTGTCGCTTCCCTCGACACGGCATACACGACTAAAACTGAAAACGACCCCTCCGCCTTAACAATTTGGGGAATTTTCTCCAGCGATACAATTGTTCAATCGCCATCACATGCCGGAAACAGGCACGCCGAGACTACCGGCCATGCGAGGGTAGAATACAGCCGAAACTATACAGAAACTAACCCAAGGGCCATGCTGATGTATGGCTGGCAGGGGAGGTTTGAGCTTCACGATCTTATTTTGAAGGTCTCCGAAGCTTGTCGCCGCTATAAAGTTGACGTCCTCCTTATTGAAAACAAGGCCGCTGGCTTTTCAGTCGCTCAAGAGCTTAAGCGATTGTATAGTAATGAAAAATTTGGCATCCAGATGTTTGATCCAAAATCTCAAGACAAGCTTGCCCGGCTTTACTCAGTACAACACCTATTTGCTGAAGGACTTATTTTTGCCCCCATTAAGCAATGGGCCGAAATGGTCATTTCTCAAGTATCGCAGTTCCCTAAGGGCAAGCATGATGACTTGGTTGATACCGTTTCAATGGCAATGCGCCATTTGAGAGATTCTGGACTTCTTGTCAGAAATGTCGAGTGGACCGAGGCCACAGACGATCAAGCCGCTTTCCGGGGAAACTCAAATCTTTCCCCGCTATATCCAGCTTAACAATTGTCTGGACGTTTTTGATGTATTCTGGCAAATATGATTTATAAGATTTAATGCCCCTGTAGCTCAGTTGGCAGAGCAGCCGTTTTGTAAACGGCAGGTCGTGGGTTCGATCCCTACCGGGGGCACCAATTAACGAGGCTTTTATGCGCAAGGTTGAAGTGAGGTCGTTTGTTGAAGTTGTTAAGGAGCCAAGCCGTCCTGTTCTTGGAAAATATCGCGTTGAAGTTTGGGGTGCAGAGCCGCACGATTACGTTCGTATCTATGAAATCCAGTCACGTTCTGATATTCTTGCGCAACAAGAAGGTATTACTCGTTTCGAGGAAGAAATGAGTCAAATCCTTCCAGAGGACGAATAATATGCCCATGACCCCCGGCCTTGTGGCAAACCTTCGCCAGCAACAGGAAGAAATCCAGCCTTCATTTGGCTCGGATGGAACCGTTATTGAGATTATTGATTCTGACGAAGATACATCCGCACCAGATTCAGATGGAAATATATTCCAAATTGAGCATCCCGACGGATCAATTACATTTTCCATTGATGGACGCCCTCTTAACGAGCGATCCAAGGAAAAAGACGAAGATAATTGGTTCCGAAATCTTGTCGATGATATCCCCGACAGCGAACTCAGCACCATTTCATCAAATCTGCTAAGGGGCATTGAGGACGATATTGATAGTAGGCGCGATTGGATCGAGGGTCGAGCCGAGGGCGTAAAGCTTCTGGGCCTAAAGCTTGAGCTGCCAAACATTCAGGGCGCATCTGATGGTGCGCCCGTTGATGGTATGAGCAAGGTTCGCCATCCGTTGCTCTTGGAGGCCGTTCTCCGCTTTCAAGCCAATGCGCGTTCGGAGCTTCTTCCGACTGACGGTCCTGTCAAAATCAGAAACGATAGCAACGACCCTAATCTTCAACAGGATCAGCTTGCTAACGCCCTTGAGCGCGACCTAAACCATTACCTTACAGCAGTAGCGACGGAATATTATCCGGATACGGATCGCATGCTGCTGATGCTTGGCTTTGGCGGCACGTCGTTTAAAAAGGTTTACTTTTGCCCACTTCGGAATCGTCCGGTTTCCGAAACGGTTGATGCTGACGACCTTATCGTCAATAATTCCGCCACAGACCTTCGCAATGCCAAACGCATTGCTCATCGTAGCTATATTCGCCCGTCCACCGTCAAGCGCCTGCAAATTCTCAATGTTTACCGCGACATTGATCTTTCTACTGCAAGCGCGCCAGACTACGATGCGTTTAAACGCGAAAAGATGGACCAGCAGGGCGTTTCCGGCGATTCTCGCAACCCCGAGGATCGTGATCGTGAAATTTATGAGGTTTATTGCGAACTAAACATTGTGGGTTTTGAACACCAATATAAGGGCAAGGAAAGCGGCCTTGAGATTCCTTACGTTGTGACAATCGACAAATCATCCCGTCAAATTTTGTCAATTGTCCGAAATTACGATGAGGACAGTAAAGAGCTTCCAATCGCCAAGCATAGATTCGTAAAATATACATTTGTCCCCGGTATGGGATTCTACGATATTGGACTTCTTCATATTTTGGGGAATACTACAAACGCCATTACTGCTGCATGGCGTGAGCTTCTTGACGCCGGGATGTATAATAACTTCCCCGGGTTCTTGATGGCGGATACTGGTGCCCGCCAAAATACAAATATTTTCCGCGTCCCTCCGGGTGGTGGAGCACTCATTAAAACGGGTGGCCTTCCCATTTCGCAGGCAGTTATGCCGCTTCCGTATAAGGAGCCATCCGGCGCCCTGATGAATCTGGTAAATCAGATTTCAGATACGGGAATGAGGGTTGGTGGTACCTCCGAGGCTATGGTTGCCGAGGGTAAGCGCGATGTTCCGGTCGGAACCATGCTTGCCATGGTCGAGCAGGCCCAAAAGGTTCTAAATTCGGTACATAAGCGCCTTCACTCAGCGCAAGCCGAAGAATTTTCGCTACTTCGCGACTGCTTTAGGGACAATCCAGACAGTTTTTGGATGTCAAAAAAAGGAAACTCGTATCCGTGGGACGAAAAGACATTCACAGATGCGCTCGAAAACTATTACTTTGTTCCACAAGCTGATCCCAACACCGCAAGCCAAACGCAAAGACTTTTGAAGGTGGCTGCACTTAAGCAGCTGGTGGCCATGAACCCGACTCTTTATGACCCAATTGCGGTCGATACAGCTGCCTTGCAGGCCCTCGGGTTTAGCAATCCGCAACAGTTCATGGTCCCGATGTCGTCTCTTAGCCAGCCTAAGCCGACACCAGAGCAGCAGAAGATGGCGGCTGATGCCAAGAGTTCGGCCATGTCTGCCCAAGCCAAGATGATGGATTCTCAAACGAGGGCGCAGGAAAGCCAAGCTAAACTTGCTTTAGAGAAGCAAAAACTTCAAATGGAGGCTAGCGGCGTCAATACCCAGCCCGACCCTTCCAAGATGGTTGGACTTCAAGTCCAAATGGCTGAAATCCAACAACGCCAACAAGATGCCACTCTTGATGCAGTAAACCGCAAACGCGACCGCGAAAGCCGGGAGCGCCTTGCTGCTATCAAGCTAGCAGAAGAAATCATGCGCAATCCTGATGGAATGGGCGTAGCTCGCTCCATCATTACGGACAGCATGATGCACAATTTGGAAGGCAATGAGCCGACGCTGGACGGCTCTAAGACGGGGGAAATCTAATGCCGTTCGGTCTGGAGTCAATCATTCCCGGCGCCATTCGTGGCGCTGAAGCAGGGGCGGGCTCAACTGAAGCGTTGAGAGCCCTTGATATGGCAAGGGACATTGCCTCCGCAGGCCGTGGTGCTACCTCGGGTGCTCGCGATCTAGCGGCCATTAACGCTGATATAGCTCGGATTCGCGGAGACCTTAAGGGTATTGATGAGGCGGTTGGCTCCGGAAATATGACGGAGGATATTGCCAGAAATCAGCGTCGTCAGCTTGCCATCCATATGCAGGGACTTCAGCAAGAAGCGGCGCAGTTTGGCAGTACCGGAACGATTAACGCTACTCCAACAGCACCGCGCTCCTTGCCCCCGGAAACCGGCGCCCCTCCTATTATGCCGCCTTCCGATCCGTATTCTGATATCTATAATCAGTTTGGCCGTACCGTCGGTCAGGCGCGTGATTATATTGCGGACCGCTACACGCCGGTTCTCGTCAGAGACCCTGAAACGGGTCGAGTTATCCAGCCCCGTAATCAAATTGGACAGTTTCAGGCGCCAATGCGTGAGCATACGCTAGGCCAAACTGCCGAAATGTACGGTGCCGCAGGCTTGGGTGTTGGCGGGCTTGGTGCTGGTGCGGGATATCTCTACGGGGATCACGGGCAGTCTGGCGTTCCTGACAATCGCTACAATCAGGATACCCCACCGCCCCCTCCTCGTAGTGCCCCATCTAACGTAGGCGTCCCAGATAATCGCTATGATCTGGATACACCTTCGCCGCAGGACCGCCCTGAGCTTGCCCGCCCCTTAGCAGCCCTAGCGCCCGCCGCCCGTCCTCCGATGCCTCAGCCCCGCCCCGCAGAATTTAACTCATCTGCCGGAAGTAGAGCTACACGTAAAGCGCCCCTTGTAATCCCCGCCGTTGGTAATGCCGCCCCATCAAGTAGCGGTGTTTTGCAGCGTATTTTTGGAAATGCCGCTGCCGCCCCTGATACATACGCAACAGACCCCAATGACCCATCCTATCGTGCTGCATTTTTCCAGCAGGAGCGGGAGCGTGGGTATGCTACTGGTGGTCAGGTGACGCAATCTCAGCAGCAGCAGCCAAATAAGGAAGCGGCTCTGCACAAAGCCCTTGAGATCATCCATCACCTCATTTCGAGGGGGTAACATGAAGAAGGCCGTTGCAAACACCAGATACCTTTCTGGTCTTCCTGTGTCCCGAAATGGATATCAGGACGGCGGCGTTCCTTCTTTGTCAGACGAGGAGGTTGACCGCATCCTTGGCGGCGGACTCCGGCCCGTTGATCTGGCTAGGCAGTCTATGGAGCGGGAGCTAACAACCCCCACTCCCGCATATCAAGAGCAGCCTTGGTATCAGCGCGCATATGACGCGGCGACGGGCGCCGTGTCTTCTGCCGCGCAAAACTACCTTGGAAATGTTGCTCGCGAATCCAAAGAAGGTCGCGATGCAATGTTTCAAGCGAATAAGCCGGGAACCCAAATTCTTGGGGCCACACAAGCCGCGCTAGCGCCTCTCGGTGGAGCCGCGCGATCAGTTGGTGACCTCACAACATATCTTACAGGAAATCCCGAGGCTGGGCGACGGGCGGAACTAGTTTCTTCGTTTGCAACACCCGGATCGGCAAAGTCAGCCAAATATCTTGATTACGCCTTGCCAAGAAAAAGCGGCGGGCGAATCTCATCGTATCCGCTCCGCGATAAAAAAGACTGGACCAAGCATGGCAATTACGCCGAAACAGGCGGGGCCATGAATTACATTTCCCCGGATCGCTTTTTGTCAGAAACTGAAAAAATGGATATGGACGGCGGTGATAAAAAGCACATTAAAAAGTTTAAGAAGAAAATCAAAAAAGGCGAGAAGCTAAACCCGTTGGCACTGTTTCCATCCGGTGGTCAAGATGGCAGACATCGCGCCAAAGCGGCAAAAGCCATCGGAATCTCCAAAATCCCAGTCATTACTTGGCCAGCTCGCAAGGATTGATTGAGTATTGTAAAATTGACAAATGTGATATTGTGCTAATTATAGCTGTCAATACTGTCAGCATCGGGGACGCCCGAAACTTGACTGGGAGCGACCATGTACGACATGGCGAAAGAGGCCCGAAAGGCCATGAAGTCTAAGGCCCAAAAGATGGGCGGATCAGACCCTCATATGAAGGTTGATGCCTCGTCGTGGTCTCCCGATGAGCCGCTTAATGCGGATATCAAAACTGGCCTCCGCCCTCTGTCGCGCCGCGCTTTTAAGACTGGCGGCAAGGTCCATGGCGAGCACGCCAAGCAGCACGCGGGACGTATGCCCCGAAAGACTGGCGGCTCCGCCAAGGGGTTTGGCAAGGAAGTCATTAACCGCGATGTCAAGTCAGCTAACGCTGAGCGCGATGGCGTTAAGCACATCGGCGGCATGAAGCGCGGCGGATCGGCCCACCGCAAGCACCGTGCAGGCGGCGGAACCGATGCAATTTTTAAATATTTGGAAGAAAATCCGGCTCCGGCAGCTCCAGCAGCTCCGATGCCAACACCTCGCCCAAAGAACATCGGAATTAACAAGCCGGTTGGCTCGCAACCCGATTTTCTTGCCAAAACGCCTCGTAAAGACTGGCCTAGCGAGCTTGGGAACAGCTACAAGAAGGGCGGAAAGATCAAAGGTAAGGAATCAACCTTTGATTGGATGCACTCTAAAGAAGACGCCCGCGAGGACAAAATCCTTGCCAAGAAGCATCATATGACCCCAGAAGCGTGGGAAAAGTCTGCGCTCAATAAGAAGCACGATGCGCAGCAATCAATGAAGGGCCTCCGCCAAGGCGGCAAGGTCCATGCGGCTGGCTGCACATGCTCAAAGTGCGAGGGTGAGCATAAAAAGGGTGGTCGCGTTGGTAAGTTTGGCGGCGGCGCAATGATGGGCGAGGCGCCTAAGAAGGCCAAAAAGTCAGCCGGTAAGGGCCATACGCACATCAACATCATGGTTGGCGCGGGACATCCCGAATCATCAATGATGGGACATGGCGCCTCGCCTCTTGGCGGCCCTACACCGCCGCCGCCCGCTGGAATCCCCACCCCAATGGGCGGTACACCGGGAATGGGTATTCCTCCGGGCGCCCCTCCGGCTAGTCCAATGGGTATGCCCATGGGTGGCGGTCTTCCGGGCTTGCCGCCAATGGGGCGTAAGTCTGGTGGCCGAGCCTATCGCTCCTACAAGGATATGGATGCGGGGTCGGGTTCTGGCAAAGGACGGCTTGAAAAAGAAGAAATTCAGCACCACAAGCGTTGACAAAAAACCGGCGAGGGCTGCATGTTAGCCCTCGCCGCTTAATAAATTAAATTCACTGGAAAAACAAAATGTCGGTTTTGAATTATAAAGACCTATACGCTTACGAACTTAACAAGCTGATAGAAAATGAAATTGAACGGCTTAAGGATCAGCTCACAACGGTTCACTACACCCCCGATTTCAACTTTTCATCCTACAAATATCTTGTGGGAATGATCGAGGGGCTTCGCATGGCGCGCAGAATGGGCGAAGAAGCGGAGTCAATTATCAACGGACGAGAAAGGTAAGCTTCAAATGCCGCATATGATTATGCAACACGATGTTGATCCTGCCGAATCAATCAAGAATGAGATTGGAGATACGTCAAGCTTCCAACTTTTTAGAAATCAGGTTCTTGTTGCGGTTTATATTCGTCCGCAGAAGACAAAATCAGGAATTTATCTGACTGATAAAACTACCGACGAAGACCGATATCAGTCCAAGGTTGGTCTGGTCATCAAGAAAGGCCCCACTGCCTTTGTTGATGAAACGGGCCAGTGGTTTGATGGCGTCAGTATCTCCGAAAGTGAATGGGTTGTGTTCCGTCCTTCCGATGGGTGGAGCATCACTGTCAATAACGTCCTTTGTCGCATTATTGATGACGTCAATATTCGTGGCAAGGTCACTCACCCCGACCATGTTTGGTAATGGAGGATTAAATGACTGATAATTCTGAACAAATCGAGATTGTTGTAGATGCCAATTCTGGCAAGGTAGATGCTCCCGCAAATGACCCGGTTATCGAAATTGTCGATCCCGGCAGTGAGCATGAAGATTTGGAGTCTTCTCCAAAAAACGTCGATAAGGCTCTAAAAAAGCTTCAGAAGAAGCTTGAAAAGGAAAAGCGCGCCCGCAGTGAAGCAGAACTTCGGGCGCAGCAGGCCGAAATTCACGCTCGGGTTGCGTTTAATGACGTAAGTGACAGCAATATCCATCTCGTTGGCAACGTCATCGAAACCGTTAAGCGGGATCAGGAAATCCTTACCGCACACCTTAAGTCTGCCATGGAGCATGGCGACTATGATAAGGCGGCGGAAATTCAGCACTCTATGGCAACCAACAATAGTAAGTTGGTTGACCTTGAGCGTGGCTATGCTGAAATGAGGGCGCAGCCGCGTCAGCCCATTCAGCCCGTCCAGCCGCAGCCGCGCGAAATTACGGTTGATGACCTTATTGAGCGTGTGACGCCGAGGTCTGCAAAGTGGTTGAAGGAAAACCGCGACAGCCTAAAGAACGCCAAGTCAATTCGCATTATGGCGCGTGCCCATGATGACGCCATTGACATGGGAGTTACCCCTGAATCGGATGCCTATTTCCGATTTGTGGAACAGCGCCTTGGGATTGATAGTGAGCCGGAAAAGCCGCGCTACGGAGACGAGGCCTTGTCAAAAGCATCTCAGCCTAGCCAGAAGCGATCATCGCCCCCGTCTGCCCCTGTGTCCCGAGCGCCGCTTAACGGCCCGCTCCGCCCCGGCGTTATTCGCCTGACGGCAGACCAGATTGAGGCAGCGCGCATCAGTGGCGTTACCCCGCAAGAATATCACGCAAATCTTGTTCGTGAACGTGAACGCAATCGGTAAGGAACTTACAAATGGATAGTTTGCCAAATCGCCGTCGTGGACGGCCTACAAACGAAGAGCGAACCGCTCTTATTCGAGAGAAGCGCCCGGAGCCCGAAATGGAAGTAACTACTCATAAGGAAGAATTTGCTCGCCCGCCCGTGCGTCCGGAAATCCGTGAGGAAGACCCCCGCGCCGCTGCTGCGCGCCGCGCTGCTGAAATTCGCGGCCATCTTGGCAGCATGGATAGCGGCACAGATGAGTTTTGGGCGCCGCAGCCCCCGGATGGCTGGACTTACGAGTGGAAGACTCGTTTTGTCCAGAACATGGAGCTTGCTACCCGCATTAATGGGTTTGAGCGCGTCGGCTGGACTGCTGTTCCGGCATCGCGCCATCCGGAAATGATGCCGTCAGGTGGTGTTTTTGCCAATATTGAGCGAAAAGGCATGATTTTGATGGAGCGCCCGTCAGTTATCGTGGATGAAGCTCGCGAAATTGACAAGATTCGGGCTCGCGCTCAGGTTACTGGCAAGGAAGCACAGCTGAACGCATCCCCGCAGGGAACCTTTCAGCGGGATAAGGCGACACTCAAGAAGTCTTTTGAACCCATTCCGGTTCCTAAAGACTGATTGTCATATAAATCAAAGAATAATAGGGCCGCCATTGGTGGCCCTATTTACTTTTGTAAAATCATTATGTAATTTGTCATTATAGGGTCTTTACAGACCTACCTCCCCCGGCGTGGAGGTTGAACCTTACTCGGTTCTGAGTCGCCCCGGCGCGCGATGATGAGCCTCCTTCAAAGGAGCCCCCGTCATGGCGAATATTAACTCGCCTTTCGGATTTCTTCAGTATCAAGGTGGAGCCGGTGGCGCTCCGACCTTTGCTCAATCAGTCCGCAAGATCGCCTCTGGCAACACGACCAAGATTTTCTCTGGTGATCCCGTTATCCCGGTGACTAGCACCGCGAACGGCTACATCACTCAGGCTCCCAACAGCAACACGACTGCCCTCGCTGGCATTTTTGTTGGCTGTAAGTACCTCTCAGTTTCGCAAAGCCGTCCCGTCTGGTCATCTTATTGGCCGGGCTCTGACGCTTCCGGCGATGTCGAGGCGTACGTTATTGATGATCCGAACTCGCGATTCCTTGTTCAGACAAGCGGATCGTTTGCTCCGATCACGGGAACGCCGGCCGCACAGGGCTCAGGCATCCAAGGGCAGTATGCTCAGTTCACGATTGGCTCGGGTAATACCTCAACCGGTCGTTCTGGTGCTTATCTGTCTTCGGTCGCGACCACGGTTACGCTTCCATTCATCGTTGTTGACTACCAGACGTTCCCTCCGGGACAGAATGGCACCGATCCCACGACGCAGTACTGCAACGTGATCGTCGGCTTCAATAACGAAATGTGGCGCACCAATGGTGCTGGCCCGACCGGCATCGCCTGATAGGAGCACTGATCCATGGCTGTTAATCTTTCACAGATCAAGGACTTGCTCCTTCCTGGTCTTCGCGGTGTCGANGGCAAGTACGAGCAGATTCCTTCGCAGTACGACAAAATCTTTACCAAGCATGAGTCGCGCATGGCTCTGGAGCGCACCGCTGAGATGCGCTACCTCGGCCTTGCCCAGCTTAAAACCGAAGGCGGTCAGACCTCCTTTGACAACAATGCTGGTGAGCGTTTCGTTTACAACCAAGAGCACGTTGAAATCGCTCTTGGCTATGCGATGACGCGCAAGATGATTGACGACAACCTCTATAAGACCCAGTTCGCCCCGTCGAACCTCGGCCTTATCGAGTCCTTCCAGCAAACGAAGGAAATCTACGGCGCCAACCTCCTCAACACTGCCCAGACTTACAATGCTGCGGTTGGTGGTGACGGCGTTGCTCTGTGCTCGACATCCCATCCGATTGATGGAGGCACGGTTGCCAATACACCGACGACTCAGGTTGACCTCAACGAGGCCACGCTCCTGAACGCGATGATTGCCATCCGCACCAACTTCCGCGATCAGGCTGGTTTGAAGGTTTTTGCTCGCGGTCGGAAGCTCGTCATTCCGCCGCAGCTTGAGCCGATTGCTATCCGCCTGACAAAGACCGAGCTTCGTCCGGGTACGGCTGACAACGATGTCAACGCCATCTTTGGCACGACTGGCGGTCTGCCAGAAGGCTACATGGTGAACGACTTCCTCACCTCGTCTTTTGCGTGGTTCCTTCTGACAAGCATTGACGGGCTCTCCTACATGGAGCGCGTTAAGTTTGAAAGCGACATGCAGGTCGATTTCGTGACCGACAACCTTCTGGTCAAGGGCTACGAACGCTACAGCTTCGGTTACTATAACTGGCGCTCAATCTACGGTTCTTTCCCGACCTCGTAATAGGAGAGCGTAATATGACTATTACTGCTTTCTCCGGCCCTCTTATTGTATTCGGGCAGAATCCTGTCTCGTTCGAATACAACGCGGAAGCTGGACCGTCGCTGTTTAATTACGGCGTCGGCCTTCTCGACCAGCGTCTTAACACGGCTTATGAGCCGGGTCAGGATGTTGGAAATCTGACTGGCGGATGGTACGGCACGACAGCAATTAACACGGTTACGTTTACACCGTCTACGCTGGCTGCCAACAACATTGCGGCCTCTCAGACGCCTGTTTCTGGCACGGCTGTTACTCTCGTCTCGTCTTCTGCTGCTGGCATTACTGTTGGCGCGCAGATCGCTAGCGCGACTACGGGTCTTGCTGTTACAGGGCTTCGACTGATTGATGCCCTGACTGCTTCAAGCGCCAGCAGCACAATCAGTGGGAACACTTTCACTACTGGCGGATCAGTTACCGGAACCTTCACGGTCGGTTCTGTTCTGACAGGAACGGGTGTTGCGACGGGAACCATCATTACCGGCTTTATCACCGGAAGTGGCGGAACCGGCACATATCTTGTGAACATTCCTCAAACCGTTTCGCCCACAACCATCACTGGAACGACGGGTACTTATGGTATTCCGCGCGTCCCATTTGGTCAGGGCGGTACCGTACAGCTTTACAACCCTCGCTGTATGATCGGGCGTAATGTCCGAATCACGACCGCGACGGGCGATACAGCTGTTTACACAGTCTCTGGCTATGATGCGTATGGCTACCCGATGACGGAAGCCATTACCGCAAACGGAGCCACAACGGCTTCGGGCGTTAAGGCGTTCAAGTACATTTCAAGCGTTACCCCAGTGGGAACGGTTGGGGCTACTGTCACGGTTGGCACTGGCGACGTTTATGGATTCCCCTTGTTTTCGGGGAATTTTTACGACGTTCAGATTTTCTGGAACGCCGGTCTCATTACTGCGACAACTGGGTACACCTCTGGTGTCTCCACAGCGGCTTCGTCAACTACCGGCGATGTTCGTGGAACCTATGCGGTGCAGAGCGCGTCTGATGGTTCCAAGCAACTTGCCATCATCCAATCGCCATCTGCTGTGGTTACGGACGCAGTGTTTGGTGTTTATGGCGTCACTCAGGCCTAATAGGGGTATACCATGAAGGGTAAGTCTCATCACGGGCATCACGCCCCAGAGAATGAACCAGCGGTACATCATCGCATGAAGCGTAAGTCGGGCGGAGTGGTCGTCAAGGACTCCGCTCCGGATGAAGTCTACGCTGGTAAGGGCTCGCATGTCGAAGCTGAAGCTAAGCAGCGCAAGCGTGGCGGAAAGCTGATGGGCAAGGTTCATGGTGAGCACGCCAAGGGCCATGCCGGTCGCGCGCCACGCAAGTCGGGCGGACGCACGGGCTCAAACATGAATCCGCTGTCATCTGCCGCTTCTGGCCACCCCGCGCCGGGACGTAATGTCTCGGGTAGCCTGAGCTAACCACCTTCTGGTGGCTTGTGACTATATTACGGGGGCTTCACGCCCCCGTTTTATTAGGGAGAATACTATGTCTGGTGCGTGGACACGTAAAGAAGGCAAAAATCCTGAAGGTGGATTAAATGCCAAAGGGCGCGCCTCACTGGAGGCAGAAGGCCATAATATTAAACGCCCGCAACCAGAAGGCGGCTCGCGAAGGGATAGTTTTCGAGCCCGTATGTGCGGGATGAAGGAAAAGTTGACATCTGCTAAAACTTCTCACGATCCAAATAGCCGAATTAATCTGGCTTTGAAAAAATGGAATGTGAAATGCTGAAATGTACCCGCTGCAAACACGAAAAACCTGAAACTGCTGAATTTTTTCCGCTGCATAACAAGAAGCGGAATGGATTAGATAGCTGGTGTCGTGATTGCCGCAATGGATATCGCAAGGAACTTAGGGTTCCACCGGGGTTGCCAAAGTCCGAATATCCGCGTGCCTTTGAAGCAAGAGCCGTAGGTGAATGTGTGATTTGTGGTTCTGTTGGCAATATTGTCATCGACCACGATCATAAAACAAGGTTTGTTCGCGGCCATCTTTGCCAGCATTGCAACTTTGGGCTCGGCCACTTTAGAGATGATCCTGAATTGCTTGAATTGGCAGCAATGTATCTTCGGGGCCAGTGCGCTTGCGGGAAATGCAAAACGAAATGGGGCGGTCATCCTTCTCTTGTATGTCAAGAGGTGATACAGTGACTAAAATGAAACCCAAGTGGGATTGTTAAAATGGTTAAGCCGTTTTGGGACAAGCCCGCGCCAAAAGATGCTTCTAAAAAGCATCTTGATCGCAAACAAATTCAGTCTACCAAAGCCAAGGCACGGGCCGCTGGGCGGCCTTACCCAAATTTGGTTGACAATGCAGCGGCTGCGCGCGCTGGCAAGAGGAGCTAAAAATGGCCACTTTCAATTCCACTGGCGCCGTCAGCCCGTCTATCACCCGCGCTGGTCGCAATGAGCCGTTTGAGCTTCAGGTGGCTCGCGGTCAAATTACATTTCATACCGAGCAGAATATCTTCGCTTACGGCGCAACGCCAGCCACTGCTGGCTTGTTTCGTACGGTTTGGGAAAATATGGCAACAACGGAATACGTATTTCCCGGCAGTGCCCTGACGATGCAGCTTGCCAGCGATACAGCCGGAGATACGGCATCAATCACGATTGTTGGCTTAGATGCCAACTATGCCGTTATAAGCGAAACACTTGCTCTCAACGGAACCACAAACGTCCCCACGGCAAATCAATATTTTCGCATTAACTCAATGTTTGTTTCGACCGGAAGCGCCACTAACCCTGTTGGAATTATTACGCTTAAAAATAACACCGTGACGTATGCGCAGATCAATACCGCTGTTTTTAATGGCGTCACATCCAGTATTGGCCAAACTCAAATGGCTGTTTTTACAGTTCCGGCTGGGTACAGTTTTTACGGTAATCGCTTTGGCGCTTATTCTTCTTTTAACGGTAATAGCGCAAACTATACAACATATAGAGCCGTTTCTAACTCAGTTGCTGGTGTCCAAAAAATTATTGTTCAGACTCCATTTAATACAAATTATGAAGTTCAACGTCATTACCCCCTGCCATATGCTGAAAAAACTGATTTGCGTTGGCAGATTGCACCAAGCACCGCGACTTCAGCCGTAGTAAGCATTAATATTGGTGGCGTTCTGGTTAAGATTGACGGCTCTCTGTAAGGCGGCATAGATGGCTACCAGCGGCACATACACCTACAATCCAAGCCTTGGTGAGTTGACCCTGTATGCCTACAATCTAATTGGCGTCAGGAATACCGCTATTGCACAAGAGCACTTGGAGGCCGCGCGCATGGCCACCAATCTCATGCTATCTCGGTGGTCTAACCAAGGCGTCAACCTTTGGGCGGTCGATCTTGTCACCACCCCTCTGGTGCAGGGTCAATCGACTTATGCTATCGATGGCAACACGGTTATGATCCTTGATGCCTACATGGCAACAACGGATGGTTCGGGGGCCGAAATTGACCGCATTATCATGCCGGTCAGCCGAACTGAGTATTCAACGTATCCCAATAAGCAGCAACAGGGATTTACAACGGTATTTTGGTTTGATCGGCTTATTTCTGCATCTCGCTCAACCGGTTCAGCGGGTCCGTCAATCACCCTTTGGCCCGTGCCAGATGGCAACTCTGCCCAATACCTCAAATACTATAGGGTCCGCCAGATTCAGGACTCGTCAATGAGCGGCGCGCAGACCGTTGAGGTTCCCTATCTCTGGCTCGAGGCCTTTGCCTTTGGCTTGGCTGTTCGTCTTGCGGTTATTTGGTCTCCTGACAAAGCTATTGCTCTTAAGGCTATGGCGGATGAAGCGTACCAAATTGCCGCTTCACAAAACGTAGAAAACGCGCAACAGTACATTTCCCCTCAGATTTCCGGGTACTTTCGGTAAGGAGGCGATATGGCCTACGCCTCTAAAGCCGGTAGAGCAAAAACAAGCCCTCGCAGTTCCGAAATAGCTCTATACCTTGTGACAAACTCGGTCACGGGAAAAACCTACGTTGGCGTCACTTCCCATAAAAATTTAAATAGGCGTATGTCGGAGCATTTCTATGCCGCTAAAAAAGGGCTGCATAATGGGGCTTTTTATAGGGCCATCAACAAGCATGGCCGTGAAGCGTTTTCAATTCAAGCCATCTCTGCGTACCCCTCAAGAATAGAAGCATATGCAGCGGAAATAGCTTACATTAAAAACTATAGCCCAGAATACAACTCTACTCTTGGCGGTGACGGTGCGCGTGGCCACATGGCAACCAATAAAGTTCGAGAAACCAATAAACATATTCACGCTGGTAACAAGTATAGATTTGGATCATCCCACTCCAATGAAACAAAAACACATTTGTCTAATTTGGGACATGCAAATATAGAAAAGTTCAAATTGTATTCAAGCCTTGGTCCTAAATCTGTGGCCAAAAAAGTTGTCTGTGTAGATACCGGCAAAGTATATGAAAGCGCAAGCGAAGCTGCTCGCAGTCATGGTGTTTCTAAAAGTGCCGTGATAGAATTGTGCTTAAAGAAGCGCAACCGCAAAACTGTTGGCGGATTGCAATTCCAGTATGTAGAGGCGGCATAATGGGATACGCAAGCAAGCAGGGGAGGGCTAGGGTTTCTGCCAGAAACCCCCAAGCGGCAGCCGTTTGTGATCGTTGTGGTTTTATTTACAATCACGTCAATCTTCGCTGGCAATACGATTGGCGCGGAACATCTCTCCAAAACCTAAAGCTTCTTGTTTGCAGCACTTGCGCTGACGTACCTCAAGAGCAATTGCGTTCCCTTGTCATTCCTGCTGATCCGGTTCCAATTATGAACCCGAGGACGGAGAATTTTGACAACGCATCAACAAATCAACGTGCCGTATCTGGCCGGGTTAAAGACATTTCAGGCCTCGTATCCAATGGCCAGACAGTAACCATTCTTACATCGTCAACAACGCCCACTTCCGTTGGAAGCACTGTATATGTCCAAAATGTTGTTCCTTCTGGATATAATGGCGCTTTTTTAGTTTTGTCATCAACAAGAACTAGCATTACCTATGCCAGTACGGTAGTTGACCCTTACATTTCAGGCGGAACCGTGAGCATCGGCGGCGTTGCTATTGATCCGATTGTTGGCATCCCGGTTTACGAAAACAATATTCGCACAACCCAGACTGGCGACGTTCGCGTTCCACAACAAACTGGCGAACCACCAAGCGGCAAAAATACTTTGCCCGGAACTGATCCAAACGCTCCGGGTGACAACAATCCGGGTCTGCCATATGGCAACATTCAAGTTCCCCAGACAGGGCCTCTTTCATGATTTGTAAAAAATGCAATCAAGACCTTCACAATTCTCAATTTCTTTTGAGGAAAGACACCGGAAAAGCAAGGAACATTTGCCGGACGTGTCGAAGCGCGCAAAATAAAGAATGGAAAAATCAAAACAAACAGAATGTGCAAAAAAAATCCCTTGAATGGCAAAGAAAAAATAGAGCTAAATGCAGAGCATCTAGCTTAGCTTGGGCTAAAAAAAATAAATCAAAAATTTGCATCAACACAATTTCTTATAAAACTAGAAAAACCAAAGCGCAACCATCTTGGCTTTCAGCTATTGAAATTGCTCAAATTTCTGAAATGTATGATATTGCATTGGCAAAAACGACCCAAACAGGTATCATTTACCATGTTGACCATATCTTTCCTTTGAGAGGGAAAGCTTGCTGCGGCCTGCATGTTCCGTGGAATTTGCAAGTCATCACAGCATTTGAAAATCTCTCAAAGGGAAATAGGGTTCAGGTTCCACAGACAGGCCCGCTCACATGAGCTACACACAAATTCCAAATTTGCCTGCCGCAACAACGCTGTCGGGTTCTGAGCAAATTGAAGCCGTTCAGTCTGGCGCCTCAGTCCGCATCACAGCTTCTCAAATTTCTAGCTATGTTTATGGTTCTGGTGGACCAGGTACGGTTAAATCTATCACGGCAGGCGATGGCCTTTCAGGCGGGACAATCACTACAAGTGGAAGTATTTATATTACAAATACGTCTGTAACCCCGGGAACTTATGGGTCATCCTCGTATATTCCATCGTTTACGGTTAACAGTAGAGGACAGCTAACTTCTGCTAGCAACATTAATACAAATACAATTACAAGCGTAGGAACATTGACATCGGGGTCCATTGGTTCTGGCTTCACCGCTATTCCGAACAGCGCCCTTGCCAATTCCACTATTTCGGGCGTCTCGCTGGGCGGCACGCTGGCCAATCTGACAGCCGGCACGCATCTCTCCGGCGGGCCTTACAATGGCTCAGGTGCCGTCACTCTGACGACTGACGCAACGAACGCCAACGCCGCGAGCACGATTGTTGCCCGTGATGCCTCGGGTAATTTCTCTGCCGGCACAATTACGGCAAGCTTGACGGGTACGGCGAGCGCGGCGACGAATGTTGCGGGTGGCGCGACGAACCAGATCGTCTATCAAACTGGCGGTGGGACCACTGGTTTCATCGCCGCCCCGTCGAGCGCGGGGACGTATCTGTCTTGGAACGGCTCAGCCTTCGCATGGGCGAGCACGAGCGGTAACGGCACGGTTAACAGCGGTACGGCCAATCAGCTTGCCTATTACGCTTCAACCGGCAACGCGGTTTCCGGTAACGTAAACGCTACGATCAGCGGCGGCGACCTTCGCCTTGGTGGAACAGGCGTTGGCGGCTCGATCCTTCTGAACGGCTCGACTTCCGGTACGACGACGATCAAGGCCAATGCCACAGCCGGCTCTTGGACGCTCACTCTGCCGACTTCAGCCGGGTCCAGTGGTAACGTCCTCTCCACCGACGGCGCGGGCAACACGAGCTGGATTGCAGTGTCTGGTGTCGGCACCGTCACGAGCGTTGGCGTTAGCGGCGGCACAACGGGACTGACAACGAGCGGCGGTCCGATTACGGGGTCCGGTACGATCACGCTTGCCGGCACGCTCGGGGCTACGAATGGCGGCACTGGGTTTGCCACTTACGCTACCGGCGATATTCTCTATGCCTCGGCAACCAACACGCTGTCCAAGCTCACTGCCGGTACGAACGGTTATGTACTGACTCTCGCGGGCGGTATGCCGACATGGGCGGCGTCTACTGGCGGCGTAACATCGTTTAGTGCTGGTACGACTGGTTTGACGCCTTCGACGGCAACGACCGGCGCCATCACGCTTGCCGGTACTCTTGCGATTACGAACGGCGGGACGGGGCTGACCGCGTTCGGGACGGGCGTACAGACCGCCCTCGGAACAAATGTTGGTACGGCTGGCGCGTTCGTGGTCAATGGTGGCGCACTCGGCACGCCTTCTTCCGGTACTCTGACAAACGCAACCGGTCTTCCGGTCGGCGGCATTAGCGCCACGGGCACGCCGTCGAGCACGACTTATCTTCGTGGCGACGGTTCGTGGCAGACAATTTCAACCGGCCTCACTGTCGGCACGACACCTACGTCTGGCGGCGCAGCCGGACAGATCATGTTTGATACGGGTTCGGTGCTTCAGGAAAGCTCGTCGCTTATTTGGGATAATACGAACAAGGCGCTGAATATCACTGGCGCGACGGTCACGACCAGTAACCCCGTGCTGAACCTGTCGCAGACATGGAACGCTGGCGCGGTCACGTTCACGGGCCTGAAGTTTAACGTCACGAATACGGCTTCTGCCACTGCGTCGCTATTGATGGATTTGCAAGTCGGTGGCGCGAGCGTTTTCAATGTCGACAAGACTGGTCTTGTAAACGTTATAAACGGCTATACTGCGTCGGTTGGTGGCATCATTGTCAATGGGCTCATACGAAGCGCCAACGCTTCTGTATACACGTTAGGCCCGAACGGTGTTGGCGCTCAAAACAATGGTGGATACTTCTTTTTGGGGGGCTCAATTGACGTTGTGTTAAACCGCGACGCCGCTGGCATTTTTGCCCAGCGCAACGGTACGTCTAATCAGACCTTCCGCGTCTACAACACGTACACCGACGCCTCGAATTACGAGCGCGGCGTCTTCGATTGGCAGACGACGGCCAACGTCCTGACCATCGGGACGCAGAATGCGGGTACGGGCTCGGCGCGGAATCTTCAGTTCGTCGTGGGTGGGACGAATCAACTTGATTATGGCGTGACGAATAGCGGTGCTTGGACCGCAGCCGGAAACGTCATTGCTAAACAGATATATACACCTACACAGACGCTAACAGACGGCGCGACCATATCGTGGAATGCCAATTTAAGCGCTGTCGCGACTGTGACACTAGCCGGCACGGGTCGGACGCTTACGCCCAGCAATCTTAAGGCCGGCGCAACATATATCCTCTACGTTGTCCAAGATGCCACGGGATCGCGTACGATCACAACTTGGACTAATTTCAAATGGCCGGGCGGCATTGTACCGACGCTGAGCACTGCGGCCAACGCCATTGATATCATCACTGGCGTATCTGACGGCACATATCTTTATGCATCTTTCCAGCCGGGATTTGCGTAATGCCTTTGCCCTTTCCATTCACTAACTTTGACGGCCCCTCGCCTGTCTACCTCGCCAACTTCCTGACCGGCACGCTTCCCTCCGGCGTCACGGTCTCGTCGCCGTCTACCGGCGGGCTGGTGACGGACAGCACGGGGAAGCTGACCTACAAACCCAATAACCTATTGCTAAACTCCGCAACGCTTTTGACGCAATCCATCACAACAACTGTCGGTGTTAATTATATAATTTCTTTTTATGGCACCGGAACCGTCACCTTATCCGGTGCCGCAACGAATGTGATTGTTGGAACTGGCGCTGGAAATCAGGTTTATGCAAAAATAACTGCCACAACAACATCATTGACGCTTACGGTAGTTGGATCCGTCACCAGTGCAGTGGCTGCCGCCGTCACTTACGAGACCGCGCCCCGCCCCGGCGATCAAGTCATCACCGGGGCTTCCGCCTACTACGGCCCGGCGTTCGACTATAGCGCGACAAGCGTGGGAACGCCAATTGGGTTGCGGATTTGGGAAAGTCGAACGAACCTCGCGACGTATTCGAGCCAGTTCACCAACGCCGTCTGGCTGGTATATGGGACGGCCGTTACAGCGAGTGCCGCAACAGGTCCGGATGGCACTGCGGGCGCGGCCAATTTTTATGATACAGCCTCTACCCGAACGCACGTTATCGTTCGCATCGACATCGACTTCTCCGTGGCGGCCTATACGTGGTCCGTCTACGTCAAGCCGAACGGGCGGCGATATATTGCGCTCGGAGCCGTCCAAAGTGATGCCGGACAGCTCGTCGTTTTCGATTTGCAGACCGGCACAGCGGTGGGCACCATCAATGGTGCGGGTGGGGCTGGCAGCTCCACAGTAGCATCGTATTCGATTCAGGCGGCAGCGAACGGCTTCTACCGATGCATCGTCAGTTACAATAAGGCACCCACGAGCGCCTATCCTGCCGTATACCTGATGAACGGTACGGCGACCGCAAACCTCACCTACGCGGGTGACGGTGCCTCGGGCGTCTATCTCTGGGGCGCTCAGGTCGAGCAAGTCTCGTTCGCTGGCCCCTACATCCCCACGGGATCGGCGGCCGTCACGGCGGCGGCGGATGTCGTATCCTTTACGGACACGGCGCTTTCTACGCTTCAAGGGACTGTGGGTTCAACCATTGTTGACTTCACCCCTGCAACTATCGCCAGTGGATCAACTTTAATCGGTGATTCAGCATCTACTAAAGCGCGTCTACTCCTTAGTGCATCTAGTTATCTCGGCACGTATAACGGAACCACGGAACTCGACACTACCAGTGCGCCGACTGTTAACACGGAAACCCGTGGCGCCGTTGCGTGGGACGCATCTGGTCGTTCGGTTGTGCTTGGTGGCGGCACCGTGGCCACTGACGCGAACGCCATTGGTAGCATTGCCGGCGCAAATCTCGGGTCTCGGACGAGTACGCCGTCTAACTTTGAAAGCGGTTGGTATAAATCCACCGCAATATATAATCAGCGCCTTGCAAACAACGTCCTGAAGTATAAAACCAATGTTGGAGCACCATATTAATGGACTTTTGGATTTCTTCTCCCGACGAAGCCGTTATTAATATCGTGGCCCAGAAATTCCCACCCCTTTGGGCTCCCGCTGCCGAGGATTCCCCTGCCCATATTATCCGTCAAGCACGTTTTGAAAACGGCGCCGAATGGGTTTATGTTCCGGTCGGATCATGGGACAAGCCGACCGGCGAGACGACGACCGACGCCATGGGCAACACCCGGCCTGTCATGGGAAACGACGGTCGTTTCTACGCTTTAGCGCGATGGAATGGCGACGTGACCGATCTTCACTTTGAACAGGCCGGCGGGACGGTCAATGTCGATCCGGCCACCGGGGTGATGATTGTTGAGATAGACGGCGTAACATTGACTGCCCCGCCTCCAGTGGACGTCCCAATCAGTTTCTAGTATGGTTTCTACCTTAAGAAGAGAAGGTGAACACATGACTCTTGAACTTGCTTCCGAAGAACTGAATGCTCTTGCCAAGCTGATTGATGCGGCAATCCGAGCTGGTGGCGTCGAAGCCGCGAAGGTTGGCATCCCGCTTTTCGCTAAGCTTGAACAGGCCGTTGCTACCGCCAATGCGCCGAAGGAAGCCGAATAATGGCTCAGACCACGTATAACGTTGTCATTGATGACGATTACGTCATTCCTGTCGGTGACCTGACGAAGGAACAGTATGTTACCTACGTCATGAATTACGCTGCCGAGTCGTACATGAAGCAGTATAAGACTGCGACAGTCGATGACGGCATTCGGGCTGCGACGGATGCGTATAACGCATCGCTTCCGGCGCCCACGCCCACCCCCTGATTGGAGATTGAGCCGTGGGTGACGTTTCCGTCTGGCAGAACGGCAATCTCCAGACCTCTCGGGCTCCGGCTTCGGGGGAACTTCTTGTTGGAAACGGAACCGACTTCACTCTTTCTCAGAGTAATATAACTTTTGGGAACCCCATCGTGTTTGGGGTTCCCATCACTGTTAACGGTATCGTTTACAGCACCTCGGGCGGCTTCAAATTTCCCGACGGAACGACACAGGCGAGCGCGGCGGTAAGTCCTCCGACAACAATTACGGATTTTATTTCTGGAGTTATCGCTGTCCCGGTCAATCAGGACTACCAGATCACTCTTAATGTTCCTGTGGCGATTACGATTACGAGCACAACGACGATATGTGTTTCGGGAACATGCACGGCAACCTTTAAAATTGCCGGGTCTGCCATAGGGGGTTCCGCTAACGCGGTCTCGTCATCTCAGCAGACGCAGGCCCATACGACGGGCAACATAGCGGCTGCCGGCCAGAACATTGTCCTTACGATATCATCCAATTCATCATGCTCATACATGGCCTTCACGATGACGTTCACGCGGGGGCTCTCGTAATGGCAGGGTTTATATTCGTTCAGGCTGTTTCCACGCCGGGTTCACAATCTTTCACGGCGCCGGGGTCGTACGCTTTCACTGTTCCTCTGTACACAACCCTTACCGTGAAGCTCTGGGGCAGCGGCGGCGGTGGCGGTGGACGAGTCGAAGGTACGTCGGCTGGAAATACCGTTTTCAACTCAACTGTAATTGCTACCGGAGGAATAAAAGGGGGAAGCCCTTTAGTTGGTTCACCCGGAACGTCTGTCTCCGGATCGGGTGGCGATAGTAGCCAGTCTAGTTCGGCCGGAACAACTGGCGGGCAGGGCGGGGCAGCGGCTAATACTGGGGGCGGTGGCGGCGCGGGTGGATCGCCTGTTGGCGTAGGCGCAAACGGTAATGCTGGCAACGCCTATGGCGGTGGCGGCGGCGGCTCTAATAGTTCGATTTATGGGTCAGCATATGGCGCTTCGGGTGGCGGCTATACGACGAAAACATATGCCGTAGGCGCATTGTCGGTCGGTGCCTCCGTTCCCGTAGTCGTTGGCGCTATCGGCACGGGTGGGGCCAACGGATTAGGATATGGGACTGGCGGCAACGGCGCTCCGGGTGCAGTTCTAATTTCATGGACTTAATTAAAAAACGAGAATCACTTAAAGCAGTAGGGAACGTCTATGGATAGCCAAACCCTCATCAACACCGGACTTGGCGCCCTGCTAGCGATCTTCGGATGGTTGGCCCGGCAGCTCTGGGAAGCTGTATCCAAATTGCGAGAAGATCTTCACAATATTGAAAAGGATTTGCCGAAAAGTTACGTTAGTAAAGATGAATTTAATACAACGATGAAGCGTATTGAAGACATGGTTGAACGGATTTATGATAAGCTCGATGCCAAGGTAGACAAGAGGAGCTGACATGGGAAATTTTTACAAAGACGTAATCAAGAAAGACTCCAGATTTAATTCAATTAACAAAATCAATGATCTAGCGCTTTTGGAACCCAAGACCCGCGCTGCCGTTGTCGCTATTATTGCCGATGGAAAGGCGATGGGTTTAGAACTTAGGGTTTTGGAAACCTATCGTAGCCAAGCCAGACAGCATCAGTTGTTTCAAATGGGTGCCACGCAACTGTCAAAGGTAGGGTGCCACGGATACGGACTCGCAGCTGATATTGGCATAATCACCGACAATCGGCTTGATCCCGATGGCATCCACTATGATGCACTGCGAAAACTTGCAGAAAAGCACGGGCTCATTTCTGGCTCGGATTGGGGTATGCCAAATGTAAAGCACTCATTCCGGGATTACGATCATGTTCAGCGTATTGCTGTAAAGCGGCAAGCTAGTGTTTTTGCTGAAACATGGTATCCTGACGAATCTTACAACCCCCTTGTTGACCTTGGGAGAGCAAAATGAACAGCGATCAGGTTGGCGGTATTATCCGCGCAATTCTTGCGGCAGTAGCTGGATATGTTGCTGGCAAGGGGCTGATTACAGCTGGCGTTGCTGACCAGCTGGTTGGCGCGGGCGTCACCATTGGCGTTGCCGTCTGGTCTGTCCTTGCCAAGAAGCCAGTCGCGTAATGGGATGGGCCAACCTACTTATGGCCCTAATCAGTGCTACTGGCGCTTTGGCAAAATATTTGTCAGATCGCCAGTTAATCACTCTTGCCGAATCAGCTAGCGCGGCCTCCGCACTAAAAAGGGTTCAAGATGCGCTTGCTGCTGGTGACGCTATTGACACTTCCCCTGACGAGTTGCGCAAGCCAGACAAGTATGAGCGCAAAAACTGATATTGGCGTAAATGCCGCGTGTTCCGTATGGCGTCCAATTTTGTGGTATCCCAAGGATACCGATCAAACAATTAAAGAGATCAAAGTCAACAATGCCCGTCACGACGCATTTTGCCGGTAAACATTTGTAAATTCATAGTTTGGATTGCCGACTATTTGCTGCTAAAATGCGTTGACATTTGGAGCGGCTAAATGACAACCGGCCTCAGTTACGATGGTTCCACGGGAACCAATTATGTCACCCAGATTGCAACGCTTGCGGTTGTTAGCCCAACCGATACAAATTATGTCGCCATTCTTCCCCAAATGATTACATACGCTGAAAATAGAATCTATAGGGATTTAGATTTTCTCTTTACGTCAATTACGAACACATCCTATTCAATGACGGCTGGCGTTCGATCTCTTTCCGTTCCGTCTTCCGTTTTTGTCGTTCCGCAGCAGATTAACGTGGTTCTTGGAACGGGAGCCCGGTATCCGCTTACTCGTACAACAAGGGAATTTATAGATTACGTATACGGCGATCCTTCGGTTACCGGACAGCCTCGCGTTTTCACAACATCCGGAGCATCCGATACAAGCTTCACGTTTTACGTAGGCCCCTATCCAGATCAGGCATACAGAACTGAGATTGTTGGTACATTCCGCCCAGCAAGCATGTCGTCAACAAATCCGACAACATTTATCAGTTTATATTTGCCAGATTTAATGATTATGGCATCAATGATCTACATTAGTGCGTACCAGAGAAATTTCGGACGCGCTAACGATGACCCTCAGATGGCAGTCACATACGAAAGTCAGTACAAATCTCTTTTGTCAGGCGCCATGACAGAAGAGTTTAGGAAGAAGTTTGAGGCTTCGGCTTGGTCGTCTCACGCTCCGTCTCCTGTTGCTACGCCGACGCGAGGTTAAAATATGCCCCACGCGTCATTCAAAATACTTCCGGGTGTGGATCAAAACAAAACACCGGCGCTTAACGAAGCGGCGATATCGCAAAGTCAACTTATTCGGTTTATTCCCGATAGGAACCTCGGCGGCCTTGTTCAAAAACTTGGCGGGTGGTCTCTATATTACTCTGCATCTATTGGTTCTATCGCTCGTGCTCTTTTGGCATGGGAGGATACAAATTCCAATGCTCGTTTGGCCGTTGGTTCAGAGGGTAGTGCGCCTATCCAAATTACAAACATAGTGGGAAACGGATCGAGTGTAGTTGCTTCGTTTGCAGCCGGACAATCCATTCCGCCAAATTCATCATATGTTTTGATATCAGGTGCAAATCCGAGCATCTATGACGGTTATTGGCAAATTTCATCACAGACATCCACGTCTATTACATTTTCCAGCACCATAACGTCAGCTTATATTTCTGGCGGAACTATCCAGACTGGCACCATTGCATCGCTTCAGACCATATCAAATGGACAATCGCGTAACATTACGCCTCAGTATCAGATTTTTAGTTACCCATTTTCCTCTGTTCAATTTACTACGAGTACATCAACAAACACGGTAAGTGTCTCCATATCAGGCGTAAACATTGGCGCAAATGATAGTGTTTTTTTTAAAACACCCGTATCAATCAATGGGCTAATTATATCGGGTCAATACGCAACATTTAATGGGCTCGCCAACTCGTTTAGCATCAGCGTTATTGATGCTGCTGGAAATCCCGTTTTTCCAAATAGTTCGTCAACATCTGCGGGTACTGTTTCTCTTTTTACGGCCTCCGCCAGTTCGTCGTTGATTAAGGTTACCCTTGCAAATCACGGACTTATAGCAGGTTCAACATTTGCAGTTTTGACTCCGGTTACCATTGGCGGGACGTCGTCCGGCGCTATTACGCTATATGGTAACTATGTTGTAGCTCAAAATAGCCTCTTAGATGCCAATAACTTTTATATTAATGCGGCAAATACAGCTGGTGCTAGCCTCTCTTCATATACGAGCTACCAAAATAATAATTCGGTATATCTCGTTATCTATCGCGGATTGTCAGCACCCGCATCTGGCACGGGATATGGGATTGGTGGATACGGCTCTGGTGCCTATGGCGGAACCGCCAGTGTCTCAAATTCGACAAGTAGCGGAACGCAAATCTCAGCACCAGATTGGACCATAGATAATTGGGGCGAGGTTCTTGTCTCGTGCCCATTGAACGGTCCTATTTATGCTTGGTCCCCTACCCAAAACCTTCCTGTCTCAACAATCATACCAACGGCCCCACCGGTCAATCAGGGCGTTTTTGTTGCGATGCCCCAGCGTCAAGTTATCGCTTGGGGTACAACATCAAACGGCATCCAAGACCCGCTTCTTATTAGGTGGAGCGATGTTGGGAACTACAACACATGGATTGCATCCCTTGTTAATCAGGCAGGATCATATCGTATCCCCAAAGGGTCAAGAATTGTTCAATGTATTCAAGGCCCTCAACAGGCTCTGGTTTGGACAGACCTTGGCCTTTGGGCAATGCAGTATGTTGGTCAACCATACATTTATCAATTTAACGAAATCGGAAATNGTTGCGGACTGATTGGTAGGAAAGCGGCGACATCCCTAAACGGTAATGTTTACTGGATGGGTCAAAGTCAATTTTTCCAATTGACAAGCGGCGGCGTGCAGCCAATCGCATGTCCAGTTTGGGATGTTATCTTTCAAGACTTAGATACAAACAATCTTGACAAAATTCGGGTGGCTCCAAATTCCCGCTTTGGGGAGGTCTCTTGGTATTACCCAACAACCGGAAATGGTGGAGAAATTAACGCCTATGTAAAGTACAACATCGTACTGAATCAGTGGGATTTTGGCGCCCTTGACCGCACGGCATGGATTAACGAGTCGGTTTTGGGCCCACCCATCGGCGCCGCATTTCTTGGCACGGCCAGCAACTCGTTCATTGTACAGCACGAAACATCTCCCGATGCGGTTACGACATCAGGCTCTCCGGCGCCCATGATTTCGTCTTTCCAAACAGGCTATTTTGCCCTGACAGATGCAAATATAAAAATATTTATTGATGAAATATGGCCGGATATGAAGTGGGGATACTATAACGGCTATACAAACGGGGCACCTACATATCAAACGCCTACAGCCTCGGTTCAGCTTACGTTTTATGTAGCAGATTNCCCCGGCCAAGCCATTACAGCAGAAAATACCTTCGGCCCATTTACGATGACGCAGGCGTCAACCTTTATCACGCCGCGACTTCGGGGCCGCCTTGTTTCCATTTTGATCCAAAGCTCAGACTTGGGTTCATTTTGGCGAATGGGAAACATGCGTTATAGATACCAGCCAGATGGAAGGTATTAATGGCTAGCCCCGGAGATATTCTCTCAGCCCTTAAGAACGGCGTCGTCAATATGGCGGCGCTTGCTCAGTCGTTTTACCGGTCTCAGGGGACGGCAACATCAAGCGCAATAGCCGGCGGCGCATCACCTACCGCTACGCTCGTGTATTCAGGTAGCGGATATCTTGTCAATTTTTCCGTCATTTCTGTATCGTCATCCACGACGGCCAACGGGAAAATTAATAATGCGGGATCGACAACAAGCGTCACCACATCCAATACGCTTTGTTCTATTCCAAATGTTGTTGGTGTTTTTCAATGCAATCTCGTATTTACCAATGGTTTAGTTGTAACTCCATCAGCAAATCAAACAGTTGCGGTGACATACTACCCGACTCCAGCAACGAGCTAAGCCATGCCGCTAAAACACGGGTCATCCAAAGCTACAATTTCATCAAATATTGGCGAGCTGATTAGCTCGGGGCGTCGCCAAAAACAGGCAGTTGCAATCGCCTTGAAGACCGCTCGGGAAGGCCGAGCAACAGGCGGAAAAATTGTAACGAAATCCCATATTGGTCCAATTCACAGTCCTGTTGCTGGCAGGACAGACCACCTTCCTATGCACGTTCCCTCTGGTGCATACGTCATTCCTGCTGACATTATTTCAGCCATGGGAGAGGGCAACACGATGTCTGGATTTAGCATTTTTAATGAAGTAATGAGAAAATATGGACACAAGCCGCAAAGCGCCCCTACAAGTACGCCAGCGACGGGCATCCCCATTGTTGCTGCTGGTGGCGAATATGTTATTCCGCCTGAAGTTGTAATCGCTATTGGAGATGGAGAGATCAATGTAGGGCACGCCGAACTTGATAAGTTTGTCAAAAAAATGAGAGCAAGAACGATCAGTACCCTTAAGAATTTACCCGGCCCTAAAACAGATTGAGGAAAATTGTATGCTTAACGAAATTGGCGTTCGTGTCGGCACCCCCGATGACGTTCACAATATGATGGACCTTGCTATCAAGGCCTGTGATGAAAATGGTTTTGTTTCTCCTAACCCAATGAAATTACTGAACGAAATTTGGCCAGCCTTAAATCTTGAACAGGGCATTGTTGGAATTATTGACAAGGGCGACTCAAACGGAATTGAGGGAGCCGTTCTGCTCCGCGTTGGAAAAATGTGGTATTCAGATAACGATGTTATTGAGGAGAAGGCAATCTTCATTGACCCAGATTATCGAAGTGCTAAAGGCGGTCGCGCCCGTAGGCTTTGTCAATTTTCCAAATATGTATCAGATTCACTTAGCGTACCTTTGATTATTGGTGTATTGTCAAACAACAGGACGGAGGCGAAAGTTCGCCTTTATGAACGTCAGTTTGGCAAGCCAACGGGTGCGTTTTTTCTATATAATGCTACAACCGGCCTGCGCCTTTCGGCAGGGGAGTAGAGAGCATGGGTGGCAAGTCCGGAACTACAACCCAGCAAGTACAAATCCCGCCAGAGGTTTTGGCTCGATATACTGCTGTCAATCAAACCGCTGAACAAGCCGCCCAGACTCCATTTCAGCAATATGGTGGCCAATTCGTTGCGCCACTAACAGACACTCAGCAACAGGGTATTTCTCAAGCTCAGCAATATTCGCAATCGGCTCAGCCTTATTATCAAGCGGGTGCGGGCCTCACGGCGGCGGGGTCACAGGGCGTTGGCGCCTTGACGCCGGAGCAAATTCAACAATACCAAAACCCCTATACTCAGGCTGTTGTTGACCCAACACTGAAGGCCTTGCAACTTCAGCAAGGTCAGCAAATGTCGTCCCTTGTTAATCCCCAGACGGTTAACGCTTTTGGCGGGGATCGTTCGGGTCTTGTGGCGGCAAATTTGGCACGCCAACAAGAACTTGGTACTGCGCAAGCCATCGCCCCTCTTTATCAACAGGGCTATACAAACGCCGTTCAGACAGCGACTCAGCAGCAGGGTGTAGAGGCCCAAAACCTTGCCCGGCAGCTTCAAGCTGGAGCCCAATTTGGTCAGCTCGGCGCTGGCGCACAAGGCGCCGGCCTGTCAGGTGCCCAAGCTGTCATTGGCGCGGGAACGCTTGGGCAGCAAACTCAACAAGCGCAAGATACCGCCCAATATCAACAGTTCCTTCAAGAACGTGGATATCCATTCCAAGTCGCTCAATTCTTGGCTGGGATTGCCGAAGGCACGGGTGCTCAGTCTGGTTCGACAACCACGACAACATCACCAACGTCATTCTTCTCAGACGTTCGGCTCAAGGACAATATCGAAGAAGTTGGAAGACTTCACGATGGACAGAAAATCTATCGCTACGATATGGGCGATGGAAAAACTCAACTTGGTCTCTTGGCTCAGGATGTTCTCAGGCATAAGCCCGAGGCGGTCGGTCTCCACCCAAGCGGCTTTCTGACCGTAGATTATCACGATGCGACAGACGAGGCGGCGGGCCACGGAAAGGGATTGATTCCTAATTCAATGGGTGGCGCAGTTTCTGAACCCGGACGATATGCCGATGGCGGCTCTATTAGCCTTGGCGATTTGTCTTCCATTCTTGCCATGCAGCATCAGTTTCAAAATCCGCAGGGTGGAGCTGGAGCTAGTGCAGGCCCGGTTGCGGCGCGCGGATACGTTCCGCAATCATCAGGGCAGTCTGGCGGTCGCCCAATGACACCGGGCGGTATGCCAGCGCCCCAAAAACCCGGATTTAATCAAGGCCTTGATGTCGCTAATCAAATTACCGGTCTTTACAAAAGCGGGAAAGAATTTGGCACAGATGTTGGCCTGATTGGGTCAAAGTCTGCTACTGCCGCTACTCCGCAATCAATCGGTGATGCCACAAAGGACATCCTTAGCAAGCCTGCCGAATGGGCTCAGGGATGGGACATTTCCCGCGCAAGTGGTGGCTCTGTTAATCCGTATTCATTGAGTTCAGACCCGCTTGGTGAAGCAGTCCAAGAGGGCGAGCAAAACAAGCCGAAAATGATGACGCCCGGCGCCGCGCCACAGCAACAGCCCGGTCTTGGAGCCGACATTCTTCATGCTGGAATGGCCGCGAAGGGCCTTTACGATGTTGGCTCTATGGCTGCGGGAGCCCCAGCCGCAATTAGCTCTGCCGCATCCACCATTGGCTCTGCCGCATCTGGCGTTGGTTCATTTTTGTCAGAAGCCGCACCATTTATGCTGGCACTCCTGAAGGATGGCGGAACGGCAGATCGTGGACGATTCGCTGCTGGCGGAACCCCGGATTCTACAGATGATACGCCACCGCCGCTTACAATTAACAAACCGCCAACTGCATCTTCTACAGCGCCGACAGCAGTTGATCCGATTGTTGACAAGCTTCTCGCTGGCACCGGTCGCTTTGAGAGTGGTAACGACTACAAAGCCGTTGGACCTGTAACGGCCAAGGGGGATCGGGCTTACGGTATCCATCAAATCATGGGCGCCAACATCCCATCTTGGACAAAGGAAGTCCTTGGTCAGGCCATGACGCCGCAGCAATTTTTGGAAAATCCAGATGCCCAAAATGCTGTTGGTCGCGCCAAGATGGGGCAATTTTACAAAAAATACGGAACACCAGAGGACGCCGCATCGGTCTGGTTTACCGGAAAGCCCGTCGCCCAAGCTAAGGGCGTCGGCCCGGATATTCTTGGGACGACGCCAAATCAATACGTTAATACCGTCATGCAATATGCTGGGCTGAAATCTCCGCAGGGCGAGCCCAGCCAATATCGCGCTCCAACAGCCTCCGCTACGGCCCCACCTAGTCGCGGCCTTCCGAGCATGGATGAGCTTGCCAACCGCTTTATGGCACCCGGTGGCACAGGCGCCCCGCAGCAAGCCCCGGATCAGGGCGGTGTTTCCGGCCTTGTTGGAAGCGAAAAGTTCTGGATTCCGCTTCTTTCGGGTCTTGGGCAAATGGCGTCTTCGCCCAGCCGTTATCTTGGCTCGGCTATTCTTCAGGGCCTTGGGGGTGGTGCGCAGGCGTATGCTAGCCTTGAGCAGCAACAAGCTCAACGCGGCCTTGAACAACAGCGCGTTGGCATTGACCAAACAAGGGCTGGTGTCGAGGCAATGAAGTTTTTTCAAGATAGGTATAAACCTATCTCGGATCGACTTGGCAATGTAACGGGATACAGGGATACAACTAGCGGACAAGATATCAGCGTCAATGACTACCAAGCCGCGATGGCCAACGCCCAGAGCAAGTTATTTGCTGGCACGGCTTTGGATACCCGAAAGGGCATTGCCCCACCGGCCCCAGCAGTACCGGGCACTACACCGCCAGTAACGCCGCCAACCGATGGATCGACAGTTGCGGAGAAACCCGCTCCTGCAACAGAAGCTAATACACCAAGCGACCCCCGGTCGATTCTTGACAACCTCAACTACAATAACATTTCTGATGTTACAAAAGCGCGCTCTACACTGCGGGATATTGCGGCCAAATCGTCTACGACAAATCCCGAAGTTGCCAGACAGGCAAGTGAGCAGGCTGATAAGCTTGATGAGTTTATCAAGGCTCCGGCTGCCGCTCGTCAAAAGGCCCTTGCAGAAGGCTCCGCTGATGCCTTCAATAAGTATCGAGATTCAGCACAAACCCGAGCTGAGGGATACGCTCAAACACAAAACTCAATCGACAGTCTCGCAAGTATTTATTCTCAATTCCGAGGCGGTCGAGGAACCGATTGGAAGGCCGCACTTTCGTCATGGGCGAGTAGCCTCGGCCTTCCGGTTCAAACCCAAAACCTTATCAATCAAGCCAGCAACTTTGATGCGGCCATGAAGATTGCAACAAAGACTGTCATTGATGATTTGGCGACAGCCAAACTCACCCGCGCCCCAGCGGCGTCTATTCAGGCGCTTCAAAAGATTGTTGCCGACCCAACAATTGAACCCGGTGCATTGTACGAAATCCTCGGCACAACCAAGGGGCTTCTTGAATACGGTAAGATGAGAGACGAGGCATTTATGGATCAAGCTCAAAAGGGCGAGCATCCAATTGACTTCCTTGACAAATTTAACAACGAACACAAAGACCTCTTGAATCAAAAGGTTGCTGAATCGCTTCAGCAGATTCCATATCCAAAGGATATTCCAAGCGCGAGTATTAGGCGCCTTAATGACCGTTATGGAAAATTTGGCTTTGACCCAGAGGCTAAATTGACAAATACACCAGCGGCTCCGACAACGCCAACCCCTGCGCGCGCCGTTCTGAATGGACGTACAATTGAAGTTCGCGGTGGGAAGTGGGTGTTTTCCGATACGGGCGAGGAGGCTAAGTGATGGCTGATGACACTCCGCCTCTCCCCACCGGGGCAACCATGCTTCCTCCCCTTCCGGCTGGAGCAAAGTGGCAATCTTCTCCGCCCGCGTCACCGACTAAGCCTGCTGCGGTAACGCCCGGTGAGCAACAGTTTCAACAAGACAAGGCACTTGTTGAAAAGGCTGCGGGCCTTGTCCCCGGTGAGCTTAAAGCAGGAACCTATTCTGCGCTGAATACATTTCTACTCAATGCTCCATCGCACGTCGTTGCTGCCGTATCGTCCCTTTCCGAGGGAAAGCCATATATGCAGTCATTCGAGGAGCAGAAGCGTTATGAGGATGCTCTTTCAAGGCAGTATCCAGTTTCGTCTGGAATTGGCACAGCTGCGGGTCTTGGTGCGAGCCTTTTGACGCCCATCGGTGTTGGCGGCGCAGCCCTTCGCGGTGCGGGCCTTGGCGCAAAAGCCCTCGCTTCTGCTGGTATTGGCTCTGTCATGGGCGGCGCAGCTGGATATCTGGAGCATCTTGATCCGACGCAAGGACTTGTTGGCGCTGGCCTTGGCGCTGGGCTTGGGGCGGCTGGAGAGGGTGTTGCTTCTGGCTTGTCAAAATATCTTGCCAAAGCTCCGGCTGTTTTGGATGCAGCGGGGAACCCAACCCAAGAAACGCTTAGTGCGCTCAAGTCTGCATTTGGTGATCGACTGAGCCCAGAAGACGCCAAAGCGTTCCTTGGAAGATATGGTGAGCTTAGCCAAAAAGCCGTTTCACCAGAGGCGGCTATGCGTCAGGCATTGCTTGAACATGCTGGTGTTGAGCAGCCAACTCGCAGCATGGTTACGGGAGAAAAAGTTTCTCCAGCCGCAGCCGGTATTCGATCCGAATCACAAGAGCAGGCCGGTTCTTCGATCTATCAAAAAGCCCAAGAGCTTGCCCAACAAGCTACCCCAGTCGGGGCAACTTCTCCTGTATTTGGGGAGCTTGCGGAAAAATTCCATACAGCCGGATATGCAGGACAGCAATCTAGAACAGCTACCTATAATCGGATGAAAAGCCTTCCGGGTGAATTTGATGACGCCATCACTCAGGACTTTATTCCAAAAATTCAAGAAACTTTAAAAAAAGGCAAGTTTCCAACGTCTTTTGCCGGGGAGCCTGATTATCCCATTGCAAATCAAGCCCTTGATTATCTTTCAAATGGACTTGCTGCCGGAAACTATCCGCTTTCATATGAGCCGCTTAATCTCAACAACATTGAGCAAGTCAGAAGCGCGCTTAATGGCTTTTGGGCGAAGGCTAGCGGAAAGGATCGCGTTGCAATCGATTCCATTAAGGAAGGATTTGACACAGCCGTGAGCCAATCGCTTCAGTCTGGCGCATTTTCAGGAGATGCTACGGCTGCGGCAAAAGCACTTACTAGTGCGCGTCGTCAGTGGTCGGATTTTACAAAAACATTTTATCCCGAAACAAAATCAGGGGTTAGCGGCAATAAGATAAACCAAATCTCAAAATCCTTGGCCGATAGCGTCACAGGAAGATTTGGCTCCACTCCGGATGCTGCCGCCGTTGAGGCTGCTCAGAAGATTTTAGACTCTGGCTTGGCAGACCCAAAAATCTCATCAGCCTTTTACGATAGGCTAGAAAAGGTTTTTGGATCAGGCTCCAACGAAATGTCACTGATTAATCGAAATGTCAGAGATGCCATTCTCGATACAAACGGAGACGTGTCAAAGCTCCCCCAAAACATTGACTCGTTTTTGTCAAAAAATTTGGGATTGTCAGCAAAGACATTTTCTCCGGATGAGATTTCAGAGCTTCGCCGTCTTTCTGAGGCTGTGAAAACCATCAATCAAAAACCAATCCCGGCAGAGCAAAAATCTTCGCTTTTTGCTGATCTGGCAGGAAGCCTATCAGCTGGAATTGGCCCAGCTGTTCTTGCTCACCTTGCCGGGTTTGGCACCTTCGGCTCGGCTGCTACATATGTTGGTGGAGGCCTACTTTCTGGCGTGGGAAAATATGCGTCGAGGGAATTTCCAAAGGCTGTAGAAAAGAAAGGCGCTGAGGCCTATGGTCTTGGTGCAGCACCTGACTGGTCTATGGACTTTGCAAATAAGTTCAGAAGTGCAATTGGTGACCGAGGCGTTGGTCCTGTAGGCCTATCTACTGGTGCAGCTGGTGCCGCGCATGGGACGCCAGAAGAATATGAATACCAAGCTCCGCAACCACTGACGATTTACCCTAATCGCCCCGGTCGAAAATCTGGCGGTAGCGTCTCCATTGCGGATCGTCTTATATCCGAGGTTGACCGTGCCAAACGCGGGATTGACAGCAAGACAAAGACCCTTCTTGGTGCGCATGACGACCACGTTGCGTATGCGCTAGCCCTTGCCAACAAAAACATTGAGGCCTAACAATGGCTACTGCGAACAAGTCCCTGAATACTCCCGCAAACGGATCAAACGTCAATGTTTGGGATCAGCCGGTCAATTCTAACTGGGGATACCTTGATTCAAGCTTAGGTGGCGTCACATCCCTTAGCGTTAGTGCCGGGTCTGCAACCCTCACCAGCTCTCCAGCTAACCCAAACTCACCAACGCCTGCCCAGACACAAGCACTGATCTTCAATGTTTCTGGCACACTCACCGCGAGCGTTGTCTATACTATTCCAGCGGGCGTTGGCGGCGAATGGATTGTCAACAATCAGGCAGTAAATTCAGGAACAAATACCTATACAGTCACATTTCAAGGATCATCAACGACGGGCGTTATCATTCCAAACGGATCGGTTCGCTCGATCTACAACGATCCAACGAGCAATGTAACTTCATTTTCTAGCCCTCAATCATCAATCTCAAGCTCAAACAATCAGGTAATTTATCAGAATAACTCAGGCTCCATTGTTGGCTCGGCAAATCTCACTTTTGACGGAACAACCCTGACAGCGAATACGGCGTCTGTAACAGGGGCTATTACCGCAGGTGGTGTTATTAAAAGCACAAGTGGCGGTTTTACTTTTCCTGACAATTCTACGCAGACGACAGCATCCGGCGTAAGCGGCATTATCCCCGGTGTGTTTAGTAGCCTAAAGATTACCGCCTCCAGCTTGACGGTTAGCGTCACGGCCAACTATGTGGCCCTGTTCAACGGTACAGGCTTCTACACCGCCGCTGCGCCGTCTTTGACAATTGCCGCCAATACAACCGGCGCCAATGGCCTCGACACCGGGACACTTGCGACTAACTGGTATTCGGTGTGGGTTATTTACAACCCCACGACGACCACTGTTGCCGGCCTTCTATCGCTCAGCGCGACGGCTCCGACGTTGCCAAGTGGCTACACGTTCAAGGCGCGTGTTGGCTGGGTGCGCGCGGCGAGCGGATCGGCGCTGGTTAATACTGTTCAGTATGGGAACAGTGCAACATATGTAACGCCCGCACAGGTATTCAGCGGATCAAATTCAAACACCGTCACTTCATATAGTCTGACCACTATCGTCCCTGCGACGGCCTCGGCAGTCGGCCTGATATTAACTAGTGCAAATGCTGATAATCAAAACGCACCGCGCATTGGTGCAAATAGTTCTCTTGGCCTAAATTCTACTTCCGCAACAGTGCCGCCGTTTCTTTCTATATCAGGTCAGGGCGGTACATCGATCGCGTATAGCTCAATTTCAGTTTTAATGCCGCTGCAATCACTTAATGTGTATTATGCATCAATTTCTT